GTTGGAGCATATCCTAAAATCCATTTACATATAAAAGATTCTCCAGGTTCAATTAACATAGCACGTTCATCACCTGTCCCACCTGACCCTGCCGCAATCAATGCAGTGCAATCTGTTTCATTTCCATTACTATCTGTAGATAAATTCTCAACATAAATCATTGAAATTTTATCACTTGTATGTGTAGCAGTTCCGTCAGTATAAGTTCCTGATAGAATATTTGCTGAAGTAGCAGTAAAATTTGTACTTGCAGAATAATACCATCTAGCTGTTGTAAAAGCAGCAGCATCAGCTGACTTTTCAAGTGGTCCACCTAAAGTATGTTTAATATCATGATGTATCACATCTTTATCATCAGCATCAGTATCTCCAGTTACTGTAACTATCGGTGTCATCGAAACTCTTCCTTTAAAGGTATCAGCCATTATCTACTTCCTTCTTGTACTGCTGCTGGCTGTCCTTGAGATTGTGGAAATCCAGCAAGATACTGAGTAAGTAATATTTGATGTCTTTGTGTATACCATTGATAATCAGTTACATGTCTATTTAATTCACTTGTATATGATTGTATTTCTGAACCATACTTTCCTAAATCAGCTTGAAATGATGTAATTTCACTATTATATGTTTGTAATTCTGTTTGGAATGAAGATAAATCAGCTTGATACTTACTTAAAGCAGCATTATATCTTCCTAATTCTTGAGAGAATAAACTTATATCCAATGTAGTTTCTTTTTCAAATTTATTAACATCAGCAAGATATTTCTGTATTTGTGCAGTATATGAAGATAATTCTCCATTATATTTTCCAATATCTTTTTCATATTTTGTTACATTTTCTCTATAAGTACTAACTTTAGCATTAATACTTCTTTCATTGTTTTTATCTAATCTATCAAATTCTTTATTAAATTCATTTATTTCTTCTTCATATTCTTGTTTAGCAATATCTAAATCTTTTTCAAATTTATTAAAATTCTTATCAATCTTCTCAAATTCCTTGTCAATCATATCCATATCTTCATTACCAATTTGAGAATTAACATCTGTTAAACTAAATGGTATTGAAGGAGCATTAAATACTGGAACATTTGGTAATGTTAAAGACCCTGCTTCAGTAGGTAATGTTAATGATGCAGGAGCAGTAGGTACAGTAGGTACAGTAATTGTTGGAGTACTAATTTGATAAATTTCAGGAGCAATAGGTAAATTCTCTGTAAAAGTTACATTAAAACTAGGAGGCGATGATACATTTGTAGGAGCTGAAGGTACTGATGGTAAATTATCATGTATTGAACTTGCTTTTGACAAACAAGACATCGCTGCAGCATATAATACTACTAAATATACTTTATCATCTGGAAACCATTTTATCCCTGAACTAGAATGCTCTAATGCTGTTCCATCACTTTCTTCAGGCGAATAATTAACATATAAAACTTTAAATCCATCATTACCTGCTCCTGTAGGTATAGGAAAAACATGCACATTTCTATTCTGAGATATCATATATACAGGATTATACTTTGAAGCATAATGTAAACTATCAATATCTGTTACTCTATATTGTAAATCAATAGATGATTTAGTACAAGGATAATATCTTCCATCAATTCCAGCTTCTCTAAGTACTGAAATTATTTTAGTTGTTCCAGGATTAAATCCATTACTTGTCTGCTCTGCACTTTCTCTTGAAAATTCTTCTGCACTTTGAGGATTCATTAATATAGATTTATTAATAATATCCTTAACTCCATCATTTAAAAATGTAGCAAGTTCAGTTTGACTAGGAGCAGTTGAACTACCACTTATAGTTAATCCTGTCAATCCCATTACTTGGTCATCAAAATTTGCCATTTACTTCCTTTATGCTAAGTGAGTCTGCCTGCCGAAACAGGCAAACTCGATTAGTTTATTATTTACTAACTAACTTTACTGTATAGTAACATGAGCTGAGTCGTGAATCATTCCAGAAACAAAAAAGTAAGTTCCATTACAAAACAATTCAACAAAATCACCAAGTTGTGCTCCACTAATAAAGTCTATTACGTCAACACCACTTTCAGCTGATTGAGCTGCAGCTTCAGAGCCTGCAGCAGAAACAACCATACCAACTAAAGTATCTTCATCGGCATGTGGTATTATTGTGACAGAATTAGCCCCAACATCAGTTATTATAAACTTCGCATGCCAACCTACACCAGCATCAGCAGCTTTTGGTAACGTTATCGCAAAGCTAGCATCTTGGTCTATAGTAAATACTTTTCCACTGTCACCAGTAGTTAGCGTTGTAGCAGCTGTTATATTCTCAACAAAATGCCCTTTACCATAGCCAGCTTGTCCACCTAGTTTAGCCATTGTCTACCTCCTATACTAACTCGACACTAAATGCATCGATTCGTACTTCATTATCAGCATGTGCAGCATCCCAATCAACATTAAGAGCTACATCAAGTGTTCCAGTCGTATCTTTAGAAGTAAGATTAGTTGCACCTATAACATGTACAGCACCTAAAGCATCTGTTCTAATTTCAGCAATTGCTGTCATAGTACCACTACTACCAATTGCTGTTACATGAACATCAGCCCAAGCGTATACAATATCACTATCGGCAACATCAAGAGCTGCTCCAGTAGCAATTGCTGTGCCACCAAAGTTAAGAATAGGTGTTAAAGTATCTGTACCATTACTATCAACAACTGTGCAGAAAACTTTAATTCTAACAATATCACCTAATTCTAATTTATTAGCTGGAATTGTATAGATAGCTATATTTGAAGCATCAGTTGAATTTTCATGTTCTACAAGCGTTCCCGCTGAAGAAAATAATTTCTCACCAACTGAATTATCGAACCTATTTTGTCCATACATTGGATTAGCCATATTTTAACCTCCTTATGATGTCCAGATAGCATGGGATTCAGGCATAGACCATTCGCACCCAGCTTCTGTTAGGATTAAGTCAACTCTTCGGTCAACACCACTATTTTCTAACGTTTGTACACCAACGTAAATAGAAGTATCTCTGTTAACACCGTTGCCTACTAGAGGACGATACGCACAATTTTTCATATCAATTCCCATTAGTTCAATATGAGTTCCATCAAGGTGGATATTTCTAGCCACATTCATGTCACCATACGGAGTTGAGAAGGTTGATATATCTACACCAAACACTTTCTTCTTACCAGTCATTGCAATATCTGACCTAAAGTTAGATGAAATTTCAAGATTATTCTTGAAGTAGCCACCCATCTTATGTAGCCAGTTATATACTCTAGTATTACAGAAGAAAACATTTGCACTACCTTGATTATATCTTGGGTCCATATAATTAGACATATCATCTAAGAAATCATCAGAAGTCTTAGTTGCAGTATCTAAACTAAATTGATTACCATAACTTAAGATATAATCTACAGCACCTTGTGTTGTGTAATATGTATCACTTTGTGAACCAAACAGCAATGAAGTTTCTAGGTCCCATTTATGTTCAACAAGTTTGTCTTTCCAAACTCTAGCCCACTCATTGCCTTCATATTTCAAAGCAGTAGCTCTAGCTGTGTTTGTCATAGCCATTGAAGTCTTCCATATCTGAGTTCTTCCATATGCTGTACTGTAAGGTTGGTCTTTCCAAGTTTCTGGATAACCACTACCTTCATCATGAGCTGTACCTACAACATAACATCTTGATACTTCAAGACCATTAGCGTTTGTAGTTCCTGCTATTGATGTGGTTGCAGTAACATCACCTACTGGAGTATTAACACCAAGAGGCCCAGCATAATAATCATCACCAGCATCTTTAGTTTTTACTACTGTTCCTTTAAGAATTACAGATTCACCTTGTGTATGAACTGTTGGAGGTGAAGTTGATTCATCTTGTTCTGTTACACTAGTAACTTTTATTAAAGCATAAGAACCCATCTTAGGAGCTGCTGCTCCAGTACCAAATGGAATCTTAACTAATTGTCCTGGCAGAAAGAACTTAGGTTGAGTACCGTCATCTCCCAATAGAACATCATTACCTGTATTACCATACACATTCTGGATATTTCCAGTATTTTTATAATCAGAAGCCATTTTTACATACACTGTACTTCCAGCAGTTTCATAATCATCATATTGAGTAGTTGCCGCTGCTGACTGGTCTTCTACCCAAGTTGAATTATCTTGACTGAAAGCTACTGCATATGCATATCGCTTGTGATACGAACCTCTCTTCTCAGTAAATTTGAATTGAGGGTCGTCTGTTGGTTTTTTACTTACTTTACTTACAAATCGAAAGAAAGGGTCTTGAGAGATTGCAAGTTCTGAAACTCTGTCACCAAAGTTATATCGTCTACGCAGGTCACCAGTACTTAAACTGGAACCGTCAGTAGATAAGCCAGAATTAAAATCAGCTGTCCCTAGTTCCGATAACTGTACATAGTCATTTAAAGCCATAAGACTATCCTTTCCCACACTATGTGAGGATTGCGTTTAACTAGATAGTCTATTTAAAGTTGTTTTATCTAGCCAAACATGTTATCGAGATTACCATCGACATCTAATAAGGAATCGAAAATGCTATCATTTGGATTAGCTTTTCCGTCACCTGCATTATTAGAGCCGCTTTGGCTAGTAGGCATGTTTCTTACATTCTTCATCTGAGAAAGCATATCTTCTTTAGTAGCATTGGCAACGTTCTTATTAACGTTTTGTTGATTCATAAGCATATACATATCATCAAAAGACAACGGTTGAGAATTAAATCTCTCTCTAGCAGCTATAACGAAGTCGGCAAACTGGTCTTCATTCATACCACTTCTTTTCATGAAGTCGTGTGCCATCTGTCTTGTTCGCTCTTTTCGAGCGTGCTGCATATCTTCTTGTTGTTGTTTTTGGACAATTTCATCAGCTTTTTTATTAACTATACCATTTACCATTGTATCGAAGACTTTTCTAGAATCTGATTCGGGATTACTTACCATTTCGTCAGCATCGAACTGAAAATCTTCATCAAGCTTTAATTGCTCTTTGACATTCTTCGGAACGTTACCACCTTCTTGGAAATAACCCCTTACATGTTCTACTAGTCCACTATCTTGTTTCATCGCATCTAACACGGGGACGAAAGGTTTGAGGTCATTTAACTCAGCTTTCATTCTTTGTGCCTCACGACTGGAATCACCATACCTCTTCTTCCAATCTACGTTGTCTTGTTGAGGTTGGGACACCTGTTCTTGCTGGGACTGACTTTTAATAGTGGAATCCATCTCTGGAGTTGCCTTTGTTTCAGTTTCAGCGTCCCCAGTAACCATGCCATTAACATCGTCTTCTAGGGAATCGAAGAATGAATCTGTGGAGCCAAATACCGCATCATTTACAGCTTCTGGGTTACCATCTTTATTATCACTCATTTACTTCTCCTTTTTTATTCAAAAATCTAACAGATAAATTAACAAATTATTCTTTACTTTGCAAACTATTCGTTCTATTCTTAATTTGCTCTTCTTTAACTTTTGCTTCATTTTTCAACGTAGCACGCATTAATTTCTGCATTGCACGACTTTCTAATTCTTCTTTCTTTATATTAGTTCTGGAATCATGAGTTTGTTTACTTATTTCAACATCACCCTGCATTATCTTATTCTTAATACCTGCCTGAACTAATTGTCTTTCTAGAGTTTCAATTGTTCCTTCTTTATCTTTAACTTGTTCTTCAAGTTCTCCAAGTCTACCTTGTAATTGTGAATATAAACTCTTTCTTTGTACAATCTTATCTTTGTTTCTTATATCTGTTTCAGCTAGTACAGCAATATCATCCACTACGCCTAACTGCATTAATTGTTTCAATTCTTCTAAGTAAGCCCATCTATTAACTGGTAATGTAGAACCAGCTTGTATTCTTATATCAAATTTAGCTGTTCCATAATCCATATATTTATCTACTACATCACCAAAATCATTATATACTGGAACATTAATTTCAATTTGTTTTTCACCTTCAATGCTTTCAGGTTGAACAATTCTAAATACTTTATGAGCTGTATATACTTTTTGACTATATTGTTTTACAACTTCACCTACTTGTCTTAAAGCAGGTTCAATGCAATTCTTTAACCAGTACTTAATTCTTCTTGTTCCATATTCATCCATAGCTAACATACCACGATAAGGCATATCACCTGATGCAGTAGTATCTCCTTGCATTGCAGAATATATCCCTGCTAAATATTCCATATCACCTTTACCAGATTGAACTAAACTAAAAAATGCATTATTAAGCTGGAAAGGCATAACTGGTTGTGGAGGTTCAAATCCACTTCTCTTAGGTAACAACGCTCCAGGAGCTGAAGAATACTTCTCCCAATAATCTGTATCAATACTACCTTCTTCATATATCCAACGTAAACTACTCCCTAAAGATGCATTATGCACCATGAGCTGGTGAGCTTTATTAAGCTCCCTCTGCTTTCCGACTAGTGGAGATACAGCTGACATTGGAAATGGAGTACCAGTCCATTTATAATGAAATGGTATAATAGGATACTCAGTAATAGGTAAATATTTTTCATATAACGTTTTATCTCCTACTACACAACATAATTTAATTTTATTTTCATGAAACTTTATAGCATCAACAAGTCTAGATTTAAACTTATTATCTTTTAAAAGAATATTAAATTCTTTTTCAGTAACAACTTTATTATCTATCTTTGACTGTTCATCTTGCAATCTTGCAGTAACTTCAATAGAGAAAGCTTCTAATTGTTGAGCTATCATCTCTTGTTCCTTCTGCATTTCAAGTTCCATTCTTTCAGGTAACATTTCACCTGCTTCAACAGCTTGTTGCATTTGAAGAGCTTTTTCTTTTAAAGAAACCTGCATCTCAGCTTCCATTCTAGCAACTTCCATTTTAGCTTGTTCATTAATTTGAGCTAATACTTCAGGATTAGGAGGAACCTTAACAAATAAATTTCTAAATGCAATGTTTTCTTTTTCATATAGTTCAAAAAACTCAACTATCTCATCTTTCTTATCACCATGAATATTATTATTAGTCATTTCTTTATAATGAAAATCATGCTGAGTTATAT